GGGAGCGCCCGTATCGACAACGTTGGTCGAGTTGTAGGTGCCAACGACCTGCGAAACGTCCTGCCGATCCGAGAAGGTCAGGTTTTTGGAGAAAATCATGTTCGTTACTCCTGCCAGGGAAAAGGCGGCGCTTAGGCCACCAGTTCCTCTGTGTTGAGAAGGGCGTCGGTCTCGCGGATCGGGATGCCCCGGTAGGTCAGAACCTCGCGGCCCTCGATCTCTGCCGGGCGCAGGCGAACGAAGTTGTCGTTGGCGCCGGCATTCGTGCCGAGCGCGTCGAGAGCTTCGAGAATGTCCCGGTTCATGTAGATCGCCTGCCGGCCACCGGCTGCACCGCCACGACGCATGCGCGACTGGAGCTTGTAGTATGCCTTGCGCATGAAGTGGAACACGTCGTTACCGTTGCCGTCGATGTCGGACGGATCGAGCAGGAGAGCCGCCACGTCGATGTTGGCGACGCGCGCGTTGTAGCGCCAGTCCTTCACGGCCATGCCGAGATGCCACGTGAACTTCTCTTCCTCAACGAAGTACGGGTTGCCCGCGTCATCGAGAACGCGCTGCCGACCCATATCCTCGCGCTGGAGGCCCGCCCTCGTACCCTTCGGATACAGAAGGTGCGTGAAGCGGTCGCCCCAGGTCACGAACCAGATGCTCGCGTTGGCCGAGGGAATTGCGCTGCCGGCGTCGATCACCTGATTACCTGCGCCGGAGCCGCCGAGCGTGTTGTAACGCGCCGACAGGCCCTTGAACTTCTCGGGCGTGGTCGCGGTGTCGTGATAGAAGACGCCGGTCGCCGCTTCCTGATTCATCGACTCCATGAAGCTCATGGCCTCGTTCAGCCGGACGGCACCGCGCTTGTTGGCCGCCAGATCGAGAAGGCGCTGGTCGATGGACGACAGCGCCTCAACGAATCCGGTCGTGTCCGTCACCTGCTGGACCGTGGACTTGCTCTGGATAATGCCCTTGTAGAGCGCGCCCCACGAGACAGTCGGAAGTCCGGTACGGATGGAGTGAACGTGCTCGCCGCCCTTGTTGCATTCCATTGCAACGGCGTCATCCAGCACAGGGTTGAACTGTTTCAGAAGCTCGATGATGACCGCGATCTGATCGTTCGGGTCCGTCTGCTTCATCACGTCGATAAGATCGACGTAGGTGCTGCCGAGAGTGGCCATGATTTAGTGCTCCTACTTCTGTTCGCCGTAGAGAATGTCTTCCGGAGCTTTGGGCGTGCTCTTGGCGCCGCCGAAAGTCAGCTTGTCCTCTCCGATTGCCTTGCCGATGCGGTAGACGAACCGGATAAACTCCGGGTGATCGCCAACGCCTGTCAGCGACAAGGCTTCGTTAAGTTCCGGGGTCCCGAAGGCTTTCAGCGCGTTCTTGGCGACGCCGACATTGGCATCGAAGTTCTGGCCGCCGAATTCCTTGTCGGCTTTCGCCGTCTTGACCCAATCGCCCCGCAAATCCGTCCACGCTTTCGCGTTGGCGTCTGCAAGAGCCGTCTGCTTTCCGGAATACAGGTCAACGAAGGCTTGAGCTTGCTCCTGCGTCAGATTCAGCTCTTTCGCGAGCGGAGCGAATTTCTCAAGGGCCTCCTTATCGACCTCCATACCTTCCGGCAGATTGAAGTCTTCGTACTTCTCTGGAGCACCGGCCGTTTTGCCTTTGTCGGGGTCGCCGTCCGCAGGCTTCTTGGCAGGGTCATTACCAGCCGCCGCAGCCGCCGGGTCTTTCGCGACGCCGACATCGGTCGCGCCAGCGTCAGTCTTTGCAGCGCCATCGGCAAGAACCGAAGAAGCTTCGGCGCCGGCAGCGGCGGCATTCGTGTTTTCGTCAGCCATTACGTACTCGTGTAGACGTGGAATTCGATATTAACCCAATTATACGCGGTATAACGAACGCTCGTCAACTATCTTTTTTAATCATTTCAAGTTGCATGCGCGCGTACGCTCCGGGGCTGGCTTCCTCGATCGCAAGAATCAGCCCGATCCCGATCTTTCGCCGGCCTTCGTTGGCGTACGCAACCGGAACCGGAGGCGGCGCGCTATCGTAGGAGTCGTTGATCCCACAGCTCGCCAGGATGCGCCACAGCACCGCCCGGCCATGCTCAGTGGCCAGCGTGGCACGCATTTCCTCGATCACCTGATCCTGGCGCTGCTTGATCTTAGTCTTCCGCTCGCGAACGGCTTGTGGATCGCCTGCGTCGAACGTCATCTCCGGCCCGCCTTAAGCTGATCGGCCATGCCGGGGATATCGTTCAGCGTCTTCGCCGCCTGCGCGCCCGCTTGAGCCGCGCCCGCGCCCTTCTGCGCCGCGTCAACCATCATCATCTGCTGCTGTTGCTGCTGCTCCTGCTGCGCGGCCGCGCCCGCAACCTCGTCCGGCTTGATGAGCTTCGGCGGCGATCCGACCAGATGCGCGAACTCGTCGGCCGCCTGCCAGCTATCGAACTTGTGGCGCACGCTCGGGTCGATCTGCATCAGACCGCCAACGAAGCCGGCGACACGCTCGATCGTGCCGGTGCCGACCGCGCGTTGCGCCATCGCCAGCGACGAGATGTACTGCACCTTGAGCGCCTGGCCTTGAATCTCTTGCGGCGCTTCCGGCAGCAGGTTCGCGCGTTCGAGCTGCGAGAATGTGCGGTCGATGAGCGGGTCAAGCAGCTCATTGAACAGCCGCTCGATCACCGGCCCAAGCATCAGCAGCTTTTCCTCGTTGCGCTGCATCAGCTCAAGCTGGTTTCGCGGCTGGACGCCCTCCATGTTCGTAATGGCCATGAACAGGTCGGCGTAGAAAGCCTGCTCGATGCGGCGCTCGATGTTCTGGATATCCAGCATCAGCTCTTGGATGCGCGGGTCCACCTGATAGACGGGGCGCAGGCCCTCGTTCGTGGTGTCTCCGTCGTAGAAGTTCGTCCCGCCGGGCAGGCTGGAGACCGGGATGTTGCGAAGCGAGCCCGGCCCCTTCAACGGCGGGTTCACGAGCTTGTCGATGGCGAGCGCCTTCCGGCGTTCCTCAAGCTGTAGCTGCTTCACGTCACCGAGCGCGGTCATGCCGGGGCAGTTGGTGCCGTAGATGTCCTCGCCGGTCACGTCCCAGCGCGGACAGTAGGCGGGGAACTCATCGAAGCCGCTCTCGCGCAGGAACTTGCCCTCAGGCAGCGAGCGCCCGTTACCGGCCTCGTAGACGACGGAGCGGTACCGCTTGAACTTCGAGAGCCGGCGCGACGGATCGAAATTCGGGTTTGGCTCGATCGCGTGTACGACGGGAATCCAGGCGCCGTAGTTGCCCTGCTCGTATGCATCCTTGGCAAACTGGCTGGCGTTCGTGAGCCCAAATTCTTCAACAAGCTGGCTGACTTGCAGCTCGTACTCGCGATACAGCACGTCCACGACAAAGCGCTCGTTCTGCGCGATGTAGTAGCTCCCGACCGTGTGCGTGTGGAAGCGGGCCACGTCCTGAAAGTCGTCAACCTGCGTCATGGCCCCGGTGCCGAACAACAGCAGCTCGGAGTACAGCACAGGCAGGGCGTTGTAGAAGTTCGACTCGTTGAAGACCGCGCGCATGATCGTCTCGACCTTGCCGAGCCAAATCTTGACCGGCTCGAACTCCATCAGGTCGGGATCGGGGGTCTCCAGGCGCAGCCAGGGGCGTGCCGGCGACGTGAGGTTTGCCATCAGGCCGGACGCCGCAGTGCGCAACGCCATCGTGCCCTTCGAGTTGATGATCTTGTCGTGCCGCTTGTTACCCCTGTTGCGGTCGCTCGTCGTGAAGCGCCCGCGGCGCGGCAGCACGAACTCGGCCAGCTCGCGGTAGTGGCTGTCGAACGAGCTTCGCTCGGACTTCAACTCCGCAAGGCGCCGGTTGTGGAACTCGATCTGAGTGAGGAACGTCTGCCCGTCCGCCATATGCCTACGCCGTCAAAAGGGTTTTGGACGGGCCGCTTTCCGGCGTCAGTCCGAGGGGATCGGTCAGGACCGTTCCACGACGGCGGGGCTTTGGTTGAGCCGAGCCGGACACGGGCGATTGCGCGGTAGCAGGAGCACTGGAAAGTGGCGCAGAAGGCTTCTGCGGCGACCGGCCCGAATCCGCTACAAGGCGCTGCTGAAACGCCTGCACTTTCGGATCGGTGCTGTTAGGCTGGAAATACCCCATGTGCCTACGCCGTCAAAAGCGTTGTGCCGCTATTGTCGTTGTCCGCAGTAAGCCCTTGCTCGTCGGTCAGGATCGTGCTCGCGCGGCCGGCGGCCTTCTGCCGGCGACGGCGTTCCTCGTCCATAGCCACGCCAACGGACGGGTCAGCTATGGTAGGAGCGGGCCTTTGCGCGGCCGGCAACGGAGGCGGGGCGAACGAGGGCGTCGAGGGCGCGGACATGAAGCACATAGCAGAATCCCGGAATAACCGTTATCCCGCAATTATACCGCGTTAAGATAAATTTACAAGGTTAAAGTCAGCAGCGCCCGATAGGATGAATTTTCGCGATCGGTACGGCGTCCGTCAGGCCGAGAGAGCTGGTCAGGATCGTGTTCTGCCGGCCGCCGAGCAAGGAAGCCCGACGCTGCTCGTCCAGAAGCCGCCGCTGAACGGCCGGATCAGATTCGTTTGCCTCAGATTCGGCCGAGCCAAAGCCGAGAAGGAATGGGAGACCCGCATTGAAATTATCGCACGCGATGCTCCCATTAGAAAAATAACCCGGAAAGTGCCCGATGCCCGCGAAGTTATCCAGCAACAGAATTTCAGGATCAGCCACGCCGCCAACGAGTACGGGCGTAGAGCCTACGTATAGCGTCAGCCCGCCGCCGATCATAATCATTGAAAACGTAAAATCGCCGGATGGGTAGGCGATAGTATCTTCGGCAAAAGTAACAGGAGTCGGAGCGCCGCCGCCTACCTGCCGAAGGGTTACGTTCCCGTCCGATTTGCGAATCGCTCCCCACAGATAATTTGCAGCATTATGGAGCCGTAAAGCTAGAATTGCTCCTGAGCTGTTTAATCCTTCCCGTACGTCAATCTGCACTCCCCCTATAGTTCCTGCAATCTGCTCGTTCGGCCTATATATTCGGTTTCCTGTTCCCGATCCCGGAAGGACTCCAGGAGTTCCGCCAATTCCCGCGCCATCATCGACACGCAAAAAGCTACTACCGGACGTAACTTTTTGCCACTGCCAGCCACCATTAGGACCGGTTGCGATGCTCCCGTTTAGCTCCTGATCGCCGCGATTGAAATCATCGCTCATCAATTCGAGTGCCATGGCCTAATTCCCGACTTTGACCAGGAAATACAGCGCGAGCTTCACGCGCGCCCAATACGACCAGTTCGACGGGTTGAACAGATGACGCACGCGCCACGCATACGACTGGTACATCGCTTCGGCCTGCGCTTGCGTCAGGCCGGCGGCGTGGAACTCATGATCGGTTGCAAAAACCCAATCCTCCATGAACACCGCGCCGATCTGCTCGGTGTACTCGCGCATCGGCTGCCAATCGTAGTAATAGGGGGTCATCTCACTTCTCCTTCGGT